AGATAATCTACTTGAGGGTGAAAAGCAAGTACAACAACAAAGGGCTAAGAAATCTGGAGCCAGTATTGGGGACCAGTTTGGAATAGAGTCAGTAGCCCAAGAAGTTATAGATGCACGTATAGCGCAAGAAAAAATACAAGAGATGCGCACGTTGATTGATATGAGATTTGGTCCGGGTACGTGGCAAAGTATAGTAGATTTAAGAGCAAAGCGTATTAAAGAGGCAAAAGAAGCGGCAGCTAAAGCTAGACGAGAGGCAAGACTACGTCAGCAAGAAATGATAGATAGTATGAAACTTGCTGCTGGCGTTGGCTTAATAGTAGCCCTTGGTGTGGGTTTTTTAATTTTTCTCTTGACAATTATGTAATATGATGGTATAACTTAAACATGACACTAGCAAAATCACAAAAGAGTTTAAAGTCTTGGACTAAACAAAAGTGGAGAACCAAGAGTGGTAAAAAGTCTTCAGAGACAGGTGAGCGTTACTTACCAACCGCTGCTATCAAGGCGTTATCGCCATCTGAATACGCCGCTACCACCCGTGCTAAAAGAGCAGGAACTCGTGCTGGTAAGCAATTCGTCAAGCAGCCTAAAAAAATACAAAAGAAAACGGCGCAGTTCAGACGGGGAGTAGGAAGCTAATGTGGACAGCACTTATAGGTCCGATTGCAAATATTGCAGGGAGTTGGATGGATGGCAAAGTTGAGCAAACAAAGGCGAAAGCAAATGCTAATGTCGCAAGAGCTAAAGCTGAAGCGGCTATCATGGAAAAGAAAGCCACTGGCGAAATTGATTGGGACATTGAAATGGCTCGTTCTTCGGCATCAAGTTGGAAGGATGAGTGGCTAGTCGTTTTATTTAGTATACCGTTAATACTGGCGTTCATCCCCGGTATGGAAGGTATAGTGCAGAATGGATTTGAACAACTCAACAAAATGCCTGAGTGGTATCAATACAGCCTTGGTGTTATTGTTGCTGCCAGCTTTGGTGTACGCAGTGCTACAAAATTCTTTGGTAAGAGGTAGTCCTAGTGCAGATGTGGAGTATGTCCAACCGAACCACAGAAGAACAGGCAAGGAGAAACCGTGACAGGCGTAATGGAAAGAGTGTTGGCGTGGAAGTTACTACCACGACTAATGATGCTAATGATGTCAGTGTCAGCATGGAGAGTAGTAGAATGGTTTATGACACTGGAAGATCCAACAAGTCAACAAGCGGCACTGGTGAGTGTAGTCACGGGGGCCATGACAGGTGCATTTGCGGTATGGATGAGCCACGAGGGTAATGCACATCAAACCCAAGCAAAACGACTGGACAGAGAAAGTCGTTCTAAATGACACACATAATCTGGGCGTTGGTGTTAAATGTTTGTTTTGCAGATGGTCAATGTTTTAATCAAACTATCCAGTGGTTTGAAAATGAACCCGAGTGTTTAGAGTATAAAGCCATACACGAATCAATACCAAGAGATGGTGATTGGAAAACTGTTGAATATAGCTGTGGAATAGTAGGGGCTATTGGTACATGAAATATGATAGACAAGATTTAATTGAAAAACTTATAGTTGCAGAGGGTCTGCGATTACAGGTATATAAAGACACATTAGGAATTGATACTATTGGTATCGGACGAAACCTAGAAGACCGTGGTATAAGCAAGGAAGAGCTTGACTGGATGGATATACCATCTATTGATCACGTATATGAATGGGGAATCACCGAAGCTGATGCGGTCTATCTAGCAACGAATGACGTACAGATTGTTGAGGAAGAACTGGTACGTGCGCACCCTTGCGTGGACAGATTAGACTCTGTACGTCAGCTTATATTAATAGATATGGCATTTAATATGGGAGTGCCTAGACTGTGTAAGTTTAAGAAGATGTGGGCTGCTGTAGAAGCTGAAGACTTTCCTACTGCAGCAAAGGAGATGCTTGACAGCAGATGGGCAAAGCAAGTAAAAGGCAGGGCTACTAAGTTAGCTAATGCTATGCACAATGGAGAGTTTTGATGGCTAGTGCAAAAACTTACCAATCAAAGTATCAAGGCGAGGGTGGTATTTTTAAAGTTAGTAAAACAGCATCTGGTCAACAATATATGGGGAAACCATCAGATAAAAAAAGATTTGGTGATAGTAGATATTTGGACGGGTTGTTCAAAAAATTTATTAAAAAGGGGAAATAAATTATGTTAGGAAGACGATCAAATGTTTCTAGACAAAGAGCAATGGCAAACACAAGACGAAGAGCAAGAGCAATTGCTGGTCGTCCGTCAATACCAAAGCCCAGAGTATCTGATACTGGTGGGGGTCTGAGGCCACCCAAAGTGCGTAGGCCAAGACTTCAAGTAGATCCAACACGACCTAAAGTGCGTAGGCCAAGAACTGGTGGTGGCATGAAACTACCCACACGTAGAACCCGTAGACCTACACGTAGAAGGTAATAATTAATGGCTAGAGAACTCACAGAAAAGCAACAAGCATTTCTAAACGTCCTGTTTGAAGAGGCAGGTGGCGATATGGTAGTAGCAAAAAAGATGGCGGGGTATGCTGACACTTCTAGCACTTCGGAAATTGTTAAAGGTATTAAGGAAGAGATCCTTGAGGCAACACAAATGTACATGGCACGTAACGCACCGAAAGCTGCGATGGCGATGACAGGTGCATTGTATGACCCGACTGAGTTGGGTATTCGTGATAAGATGTCTGCAGCAAAAGAACTGCTTGACCGTGTAGGTCTAGTAAAAACAGAGAAGATGCAGGTAGAAGCAAGTGGCGGCGTTATGCTTATGCCACCTAAAGCACCTGTTGAGGACGATGAGTAGAAGCATAGGCAAGTGGAAGCTACCACAGCCAACAGACATCAAAGAAGAAAACGAGTGGATAGCTATTCCACGTATTGCACGTACAGTGCCATTCGGATATAAACAGGATGATGAAGACCCCGACATTCTTCAACCTATACCAATAGAATTGGATTTGCTAGAGAAAGCTAGGTCACACGTAAATCAATACAGCTATCGTGAAGTAGCAAACTGGTTGAGTACGCAGACTGGCAGATACATCTCGCATGTAGGTTTGAGGAAACGGTTAACTAATGAGCGAAGACGTAAGAATCAAGCTGCAAGCCTCCGCAAGTGGGCAGAGTATGCGGAAAAGGCAATCGCCAAAGCGGAAGAAATCAGTAGCCAAAGAACAGGCTCCAGAGCCAGCAGCTAAAGTAAAAGAAGTTTCATATGAAACACAGAGCATAGAAGAACATGCTAATGTGTTGTTCAAGCCAAACCCCGGACCACAGACGGAGTTCTTGGCTGCAAGTGAACGAGAAGTTTTGTACGGTGGTTCTGCAGGTGGTGGCAAAAGTTATGCCATGCTTGCAGACCCTTTGCGATACATGGGGCATCCACAGTTTAGTGGGCTTCTGCTGCGACACACCACAGAGGAGTTGCGCGAACTTATATTTAAGTCGCAGGAGTTGTACCCAAAAATCTGGCCCGGTATAAAGTGGTCAGAAAGAAAGATGCAGTGGACTGCGCCATCTGGTGCAAGGTTGTGGATGTCTTACCTAGACAGGGATGAAGATGTCTTGCGCTATCAGGGTCTGGCTTTTAGCTGGATAGGCTTTGACGAGTTGACACAATGGGCCACACCGTATGCATGGAATTACATGCGGTCACGTCTACGGTCCACTGCAAGCGACTTGCCAATTTTTATGAGGGCTACGACCAACCCCGGCGGCAGAGGTCATCAGTGGGTTAAGAAGATGTTCATTGACCCTGCAGCGTATAATAGAGCCTTTGATGCAACCGATATTGAAACAACCGAAGTCCTACGGTATCCAGCAGGACATAGCAAGGCAGGAAAACCTTTATTTAAAAGAAGATTTATTCCAGCGAGACTTTCTGATAACCCATACCTTGCGCAAGCAGGTGATTACGAAGCCATGCTTCTCTCTCTACCAGAGCAACAAAGAAGGCAACTTCTTGAAGGTGATTGGGATATTAAAGAAGGAGCAGCGTTTACTGAGTTTGATAGGCGGGTTCATGTTGTTGAACCTTATCGTATACCTAGTAACTGGGTTAAGTTTCG